AGTTTTCCCGTTTATTTCACACGCAGTGAGAGAGGGTCGGACAAGCCCGAGCCGAGCTAGGAGGGCACAGCATGGCTGATGTGACCTTGCACCCGTGCGGGACTTATGCCGCCTACAAAAGGCATGTAAGGACTGGCACCCCGATTGATGATCTGTGCGCGCAAGCGGGGCGTGATGAGAAGAACAACAGGCTTGCTGCTGCACGGGTGCAATCGGCGGCGGTGGTGACTCTGGCTGTTGCGGTGGAGCCGGTTGTTGATTCGGTGGATGAGCTTGAGGAGTGCTTGGAGAATTTGCGGATTGTTCGGGCGGCGATGTCTGAGGCTCCGGCGAATTCGATTGCGGGGTTGTCGAAGCGTCGTGAGGAGTTGGTGGCGCGTATAGCGAAGTTGCAGTTGGCGAAGGTTCCGAAGGTGGGTGTTCTTGACCAGCTTGCAGCTCGACGTGCGGAAAGGCGTACAGCTTCCGCGCATTGAGTCGGTTCCGTTGTTTGTTACGTCGGCTGCTGATGATGCGGTGGATTTGGCTGCTGCTGCTGGGTTGGTTTTGGATCCGTGGCAGGAGTATGTGCTGCGGGGTTCGTTGGGTGAGCGTGCTGACGGTCGGTGGGCTGCGTTCAGGGCTTGCCTCGTGCTTCCTCGACAGAACGGGAAGAATGCCGTGCTCGAGGCGCGGGAACTGGCGGGTGCGTTGCTGTTTGGTGAGAAGTTGATCATCCACACAGCGCATGAGTTCAAAACTACGTACAACTCAATGGTGACGTTGATGAATCGGCTTCGCACATCAGAGCTGATGGAGTATGTGCGCGGTTTCGACGGTGAGCAGGCTGACGACATCCGCGATGTTGACGGGTTCAAGACTGGTAACAATCCTGGGATCACGTTTACGAACGGTGCGCAGATTATGTATGCGGCCCGGTCGAAGGGGTCGGGGCGTGGCTTCACTGGGGATCTGGTGATTCTTGATGAGGCGTATGCGTTGAAGTCGTCAGAGATGGATGCGCTGTTGCCGACTATGGCGGCGAAGTCGATTGAGGGGAACCCGCAGGTGTGGTTCACCTCCTCGGCTGGTATGGCGGACTCGGATCTGTTGCAGTCGTTGCGTCGGCAGGGTGTTGCGAAGTCGTCGGAACGTTTGGCGTACTACGAATGGTCTGCTGAAGATGATGCTGACTCTTTGGACCGTGAAGCCTGGTATCAGGCTAACCCGGGGTTGGGTTATCGGATCTCGGAGGAGTTCATTCAGGACGAGTTCGAAACGTTGACCAAAGAGGGTCAAGGTTCTGATGAGGGTTTCCGACGTGAACGTTTAGGGATTTGGGCACCTGACGGAGTTGACCCGATCTTCCCCCGTGGGGCGTGGGAACGACAGGCAATGCCCGGACTTGTTCTCGGTTCTCCTGTAGTCGCGGCGGATATGCGGGCCGGTCTGAACATGTCCGCCTCAGTTGCTGTGGCCGGGTCTGTTGACGGTGGTATTGGGGTGACCGTGGCACGACATCTGCAAGGGGCAGAGATCCGTTCCGAAGATGACGTTGTTGCCTTAGTGGTGGAAATTCTCGAACGCCGACAGTTGGACTTCTGTGTTGTGGATGGGTACGCCGAGAATGAGGCGCTGATCCGCAAGCTCGAGGATGCCGGAGTGACAGTCCTGAAGTTGACGCAAGCGGACATGGCTAACGGGGCGGTGGGGTTCACCGCTGCCGTCTCATCGGGGCAGTTGTGGCATTCGAACGATCCTGTACTAAATGCGGCAGTCGCGGCGGCGGGGAAGAAGTCGTTTAGGGAAACGATGTTCGTTTGGTCGCAGTTCCGGTCGATTGGTGACATCACTGCACTTCGCGCGGCGACTGCTGCGTGGTGGGTTTTCAAGTCTCGGGATGCTGATTATGACCCTGCTGATTCGTTCTTTTAGGGAGTGTGAATGGTCACGACAGTTTTGGAAATCACTGGGGCTGTGGTGATTGTTGCCGGGATCTCTGCCGGTCTGTGGGTGGTGGTGCCGTTTCTGTGGCCGTTGGCCGTTTTGGTGTTCGGGGCGGGTCTTATTGGTGTTTCTGCGTTGATTAGTTGGAAGGGTGGGCGGTCGTGAGCGTATTTTTCCGCACCCCTGAAGTGAGGTCGTCGCCGGAGTGGTTTGCGTTAGGCGACCCTTCCCCATCCTCGGTGAGTGAGGCTCGAGCAACCTCGTTGACCCCTGTTTTTGCGGCAATTCGGTTCCTTGTGGACTATGTTTCGACCCTTCCGGTGGACTTTTACCGTCTTGATGGGAAGAAACGGGTCGAAGTTGCGGTTCCGACTTTGGCTCAGAACATTGACGATGAGGTCGGTTTAGGGACGTGGTTGGGGCAGGCCATGTATGCAATTGCGGTGAAGGGGAACGCTGTAGGGCGTATCACTCCTGGCCCTGATGGGCCTATTGGGGTGCGTTGGTCTGCTGATTGGTCTGCCGGAACGAATGTTGGTGAGTGGTTCCTTGATGGGAATGCGTTGCCGGACAAGTTGGTGGCGCATATTCCGTGGATTGTTCCTCCGGGGATGCGGTTGGGGTTGTCTCCGATTGAGCATTACGCGGCCATAGTTCGGGCTGGTTTATCGGCTCAGGACTATGCGGATGTGAAACGGGGGGGTGGTTTGCCGCCTGCTGTGCTGAAAAATACGGCCAAAACGCTTGATCCGGCTGTTGCTGCGACTGCTGCGGATCGTGCCGCGAAGTCGTTTGCGGCAGGTAAACCGTTCGTGGTTGGTGCTGACTGGGAACTGAACGCAATGACGATTCCGCCGAACCATGCCCAGTTCATTGAGACCTTGAACCTGTCCGCAAACCAGATTGCCGCCATTTACGGCATTGACCCGCGTGAAATCGGCGGAACCCCGGCTCAGGGGTCGGTTGCGTACACGAATGATGAGTCTCGCGCGTTGAATCGCGCCCAGGATGCCGCCCCGTATGTTGTCCGGCTAGAGACTGCGGTGAACAGGATGCTCCCTGTGGGGGTGTATATGAAGCTGAATGTGGATGCTCGCATTCGTGCCGATATCAAGACGCGCACCGAGATTATTGGGGCGCAAATTCAGGATGGTCGCCTTTCGGTGGATGAGGCACGCGAGCTTGAGGATCGCGGCCCTGTCCCTGGTGGAGATCGCTACAACGTGCCTGCCCCAACAGCGGCACCGACCCAAAGATAGAAGGAGTAACCATGACGGACGCAGAGCGTCGTTTTACGTCTGTACCGGTCGAGGTTCGGGCCGGTTCCGACAAGAAGGTGATTGGCGGTTATGCTGCCAAATTTGAGCGACACAGCCAGAATTTGGGTGGCTTCGTTGAGCAGATCGCTCCGGGGGCGTTCAACCGTTCCCGGGGCAATGGGTGGCCGGGTGTGATTGCCCGCTACAACCATGACGACAACATGGTGTTGGGAACCATCGGTGGCGGCACGCTCCGTCTTTCAACTGATGAGATCGGCCTTGTGTATGAGGTTGACCTCCCGCAGGCTCGAGCTGACGTGTACGAGCTTGTGCAGCGCGGGGATGTTCGGCAGTCGTCGTTTGCTTTCGTCACTGAGATGGATGGTGACGAGTGGACGACCACAGATCAGGGCTTCCCGCTTCGCACTCTCACTGGTGTTCGACTGTATGATGTCGCCCCGGTGAACACTCCCGCCTACGAGGACACCTCTGTGGCGATGCGCTCTATTGATGGTGCGATTGCTTCACTGTCACGTCGTTTTGAGGCTGATGTGGCTGAGGTGCGTAACCTTGCGGCGGCTGGTGAACTGATCAAGTTCTTCAAGCGTTCCGACAAGTCAGATGCACCGGTAGAGGCTTCATCTCATGCGGCTCTCGCTAAGGCGATGTCTCTGAGCAAGTAGTTAGACCCCCGCTAGACAGGTCCGGGTGACCCCACCCTGTTGAAGCGGTAGCAGTACAAAGCACGTCCCGCCCGGGTGACCCCATCGGGAACTTCCTAAACCAAGTTCCTCAGAAAGGGGAAACCATGTCGAGTGTTCTCGATTCCATTACCCAGCGTCGTGACACGCTGGTGGTTCAGTCCACCCAGCTCGCACAGACTGCAGTCGCTGAAGGGCGTTCGCTGTCTGCTGATGAGGCAGCAAAGTTCGATCAGATGATTGCCGAAGTTGAGGCGCTCGATGCTCGCCGTACCGCAATTGCGGAGGGTGAGAAGCGTGCCCGCGAGATCGAGCAGTCGTTCCGTCCTGCCGGTGCACCGGCAACCGAAACCACGGAGCGCGGT